CTTCACGGACACGTAATGCGGACCCTTGCAGGCGGATAATTCAACGGCCCGACGATAGTCGAGAATCACCCCGCAGTCGGGGTGGCCACAGAACATGGCGCGGCCCACAGCGGACTTGAACGCGTCCCGTTGAATCAAATCGAAAGCGGTTTTCACTTGGTCACCCCTTCCTTGAAGTGTCGGGCACCGGTCCCGTGTACGGGAATATGGATTGAACGGACACCAGAACGGGAGCCAGCGCAGGCCAGACAATCGGCGCAGGGGGTCCCGATTCGATCGCTGGCGCATAGCGTCTCGATCGAGTGATGATCGAGGTCAGGGGTCACTCTAAAGGTGCTCCACCCCATGGAGCGAGCGATCACAAGTTCCGCCGTGGTGTCTACGCTGGCCATCAGTAATTGCTTCCAAGCTTGGAAGGAGGGTTTGCGCCATTGGTGGGTATAGCCCGTGTGACCGGAGGCAACGCCAGCAATGGCGAGGGCGAGGCTAAGCGGCATGTGGGTGGGGTCGCCGTAGGCTCCGAAGCGAACTTTCCGACCGGCGAAAATGTCCATGAATTGAAGGGTAGGGTATCGTCCCGCTTTCCAAGCTTTCCAAATACCAAGCGGAGCCTGCCCTTCGTTGACGTAGCAGGTTCGCTCAACGCCGAAGCGACCGTTTTCTTCGTGGCCACGGTGTCTGCAATTGCCGCATATGATGCGGTCTAGACCGGTTCGAATCGCGGTGACGGGATCTTCGGCTTTGCAGAGAATCCAGATTTGGATCATGTCGCCGGTTTTCCGGTTGTCTGAAGCTTTGGAAAAGCCGGTGGCAATGATGACCCTTTGGGAGTCTTCATGAAGAACAAATCCGTTGCTCATCGGGAACCCCCATTGATCACGGTGAACCGATAATTGTGACCGGTCGTTTCGTTGCGGCCGCTCGGGTACCCGATGAAAGCGGCAAACTCTACAATGGAAAGGTTCCTAGTGTAAGAGTCTTCCACTAGGGTTCGGACGATACCGCGGCGACCGAAGGCACGGCGAGCGGCGCGGCGAGCGAAGATTTCAGCGGCGTCGTAAATGCCAAGGGCACGAACCGAACGGAAGCCCGAACAACGAAAGAGAATCATTGGAGACCTCCAATTGCTTCGATGAGGGCCGTGATGGCGATGATGGCGATGAATCCAAGCAGGCAAAGGGGCCCGTGGAGTTTAGGGGGGATGCGGTGTTTCATGAGTTTTGGATGCCCATATTCAGAGGGCGCACGCAAAGGAGAACACCCTTGTCAGCGTTCGGCAACTCCAAAGTGAAGAAAAATCCGATGCATTGACTGGGTTTACTTTGCGTGGCAAAGTGACGGGATGCCGAAGGGAAAGGAAGGGAAGGAAGTCATGGGGAAAGTTACCAGGAATGGAAAGAAGGTGGGGAGGCCTGAAAAGTCCGTTTCTTCCGAACAGAAAAAAACAGCGCTACGTGCTGCGTATCTGGGGATGCCAGAAGACAGAGTTGCCGTGCTATGCGGTTTTTCGTGTGGGAACCCTGCGGGGTGGGGAGCTTATCTGTCTCGCCATCCGGACTTCAAACGGGAGCTTGAATCGGCTCGCGTCACTGGGGAGGTTGAAATGCAAGGAAGGGTTCTCGATGCATCCAATGGATGGCAGGGTGCTGCGTGGTTGCTCGAGCGAACGAGAGGCTATGTCGCTCGCGCTCAATTGGATCACACTACCAAAGGAAAGGAATTGTCAGTTAGCGGGTCACTACTCGGGGCATTCGGTGGACAAGCGAAATAGGATAAGCCGCTATTGTAGTAGCCGCTATTTGCATAGAGGATCCATGGATAGGAGTCCAATGCATAGAACCACGGGGTAGGGGGGACCCCCACGAGGGGGGTGGGGTGATACCTGATACCCCCTCCCCGTACCCGCCACAATTTTATGGCAGTCAAGCAAATTAAGCGCAAGAAATCCCCTTCACTCGGCATGGGTTCGCATATCCCTGCTTGGAAGCAGCGGAAGCTATTGGAGGAGGCGCAGCAGCTCTCGAACTTCCCTGAGATGATGCTTGGCCTACGCGATACCTATGCGTGGCAGAAGGCGGTGCTTGGGGCTCTGAACGAGAAGCACGCGAAGGTGGCTCTCAAAGCGGCGAACGGCTCGGGCAAGACGAGCATGGTGGCGGCGAGTGCTGTCATCTGGCACATGCTTCGCTGGCCGGGGAGTCTGGTGGTGTGTACGGCTGGTGTGTACCGACAGGTGGCGGATGCGTTGTGGCCGCATCTGCGGAAGATGATCAATGGCTTGGGTGGCGAGGAGAACGGTTTCTCGATCAAGGATGGAGAGATCCGCTATGTATACCCGAGGTTGGTTGATGGCCAACAATTGGTGAGTCGCTGCATCGGCTTCAGCGCGAGCAATCCGGAGAAGGCTGAGGGCTGGCATGTGCAGGGTCCGAGCAATGACCTGATGTACATTGTGGACGAGGCGAAGGCGGTTCCGGATGGTATATTTCAGTCGATGGAGCGGTGCCAGCCGACGCGGACGCTGCTGATGAGTAGCCCTGGTGGGAGCAGCGGGTATTTCTACGATGTATTCCGGCGGAATGACGGTAAGTGGAAGACATTTACCGTTACCGCTTTCGATTGCCCGCATATCCGGAAGGAGTGGATAGATGATCAGTTCGCGCGATGGGGAGAGGGCCACCCGCTGGTCCGCTCGATGATCTACGCGGAGTTCATGGAGGATGATGGGAGCTTGACGGCTGTACGAACCGCCGACTGGCAGAAGCTGGTCAGTGGCCCACCCAAGGAGGATACCGAGGGGCATCGGCTGACCGCGGGTTGCGACTTCTCAGCCGGCGGCGACGAGAGCGTGATGGTGGTGAGACAAGGGAACACGGTGAAGGGTCTGATCCGATGGCGGGACAAGGACACGATGGCGAGTGTGGGGCGGTTCATCAGCGAGTTCCGCAAATGGAAGCTGAAGGCGGAGGACATCTACGCGGATGTGGGTGGTATGGGTGTGGTGATGTGCGATGCGCTGAGGGCGGAGGGGTGGGATGTGCGGCGGGTGAACTTCGGGGAGCGAGCGATACGGGATGATCAGTTCGTGAACCGTGCGGCGGAGATGTGGATCGAGTTCGGACGGATGGTGGAGGAGGGGACAGTGAACCTGGGGCCGGTGGGTACGGATGAGGTGCTGCTCCAGCAGTTCGTGAGTCGGAAGGTGCGGACTAATGGGAAGGGCAAGCTGACCCTGGAGGGGAAGGACGAGCTGCGAGCCCGCGGGGTGAATAGTCCGGATAGGGCGGATGCGGTGGTACTGGCCTTCTGCGGATCCGGGGGGAAGCGGATGGATGATTACATGAAGGCTCTGGGCGAGGATGGGAGGAGTTTGCTGGAGCGGATGGAGGATGAGCTGGGGGCGATTGAGGGGGATGGTAAAGGGTCTGCGCTTGCTGGTTGTGATGTTGGGGGATAGGAAAGGGGGAGGATTTTTATGATGAACGACAAACAGCGGAACTCGTTACAGGGCCAGATAGTTGAGGCTGTTGGCCAACGTAGTCCGTGGGAGCTGCGGCAGACGAGGTGGTATGAGTTGCGCCATCATGGGTTGCGCCGGACCAATAAGCCATGGCCCAAAGCCGCGGATCTGCATTGGCCGCTCATCGATACGGCGATCGAGAAGCTCAAGCCATTGTTCCTCCAGCAGGCACTGGGGATGGATGTAGTGGCCAGCTTCGTTCCGATGCGCCAGCAGTTGAATTCGTATACGCGGGTGGCTGAGGACTGGTTCAATTACAAGATTCGGGATAAGACCAACTTCGTGGATGAGGTGTTGAGTTGGGTCGATTACACCCTGATGAGCGGGCGCGGGGTGATGAAGTGCTTCTGGAATCCGGGTGATAAGCGGGTGGGGTTCGAGGCGGTGGACCCGATGTATATTGTGGTGCCGGCGTATACCACCGATTTGCAGGATGCGGACTGGCTGGTGCATGTGATGCCGATGAGCGTCAATGCGTACAAGCGGATGGCCGGCCAGTTTGGTTGGAAGGCGGATAACAAGACGATCGAGAAGATCCGGGGTAACCCGCAGGAGGATGATAATATTCCGGGTGCGGCGACCGAGAATGATGCGAAGCAGTTGAGAGAGGGTATCACCTACACCACGAACACCGATGGCGTGATTATTTGGGAGGTTTATCGGAAGCGGGATGACGGGGTGTGGGAGGTTTATCTCTATAGCCCCGCGGCGGTGGATCTGGATCTGCGCGATCCCATGGAACTGCCCTATGACCATGGCCAATGTCCGTTCGTGGATTTCCCGTATGAGATCAAGGACAAGGGTTGGTTCAGCCCAAGAGGCGTGTGCGAGATCCTGGCTCCGTTCGAGCTGAGCATGACATCGATGTGGAATCATAAGCATGATGCGATGACCCTGTACAACCGCCCGCTGTTCCGGGCGGAGCGGGAGTTGCCCAACAGCATCAACCTGCGGTTCCAGCCGGGACAGATTCTCCCCTATGGTGTGGCCCCGGTTCAGATGCCGCAGCCGCCGGTAAGCTTTGATCAGGAGTTGAACCAGACGCGAGCGGTGGCGGAGAACCGGATCGGGAGTCCGGACTACGCGATGGGGAGCGTGATGAGCGGAGGTAGCGACCGGCGCACGGCTACTGAGATTCAGAGCATCAACGCGCAGGCCATGCAGAGCGGTGATCTGCGGGCGCGGTTGTTCCGAATGGCTCTTGGAAAGCTGTACCGGCAGGCTTGGAGCCTGTATGTGCAGTACGATAGCAAGAGCCTGCGGTACCGGTTCGCGGAGGATTCGCTGGAAGCAGATCCGGTGGCTCTGCACGACCAGTACGAGCTGGAGCCGAAGGGTGGAATGGACATGGTGAGCCGGCAGATGATGGTACAGCAGGCCATCAATCGTAAGCAGTTGTTTATGAACAGTCCCTGGGTGGATCAGGTGGAGCTGGACAAGAGCATCATGGAGCTGGATGACCCATCCCTGATCAAGCGATTGCTGCGGGATCCGGGCCAGAAGGCGCAGGATGAGCTGGAGGACGAGACGAAGACGATCCCGACGCTCCTTGTTGGTATCCCTGTGCCGGCCAAACCGGGTCAGAACTACGCTGGCCGCATCGGGGTGCTGATGCAGTACCTCAATGGGGCGATCCAGCAGGGTCAGCAGTTCAGTCCGGCGGCTCAGAATGCGTTTATGATGCGTCTGGACAGCCTGTTGCAGTTCTACGAGCAGGTGGCGACGAACGAGGCGCGGAAACTGCGGA